CGTTTTGTTGGATACGCTTGATATTCCAGCGGGTAACGGTCAACCATTCCAGACAGCCGCACTCCCCGCGTTTATGATGAAGTACAACACGGGCGCGGTATCAAATACGAACACCATGCGCGTATCAGACCTGACCGTCTGCATCATGGATGTGGCTACCAATATGCCTCTCGCACATCAAATGGCGATGGGCGGCAGGATGGCCTATCAAGGTCAAAACGGCGGCACAATGGGTACATCTGCCCTATTGCCAAATGCTACCGCAGCCACCACAGTTACAGGTGCTGCGATCTCTCAAACCGTCCCCATCGCTACTGGTCTAGGTGGGCAGGCGGGTATTGTCGCTGGTGTGGCGGGTGTTGATGGTCTAATTACGTCATTCCAAGTCCCTACGGGCGGTATCAACCAGACGCCTCGAAACTTGGTGATTACTGGCCTTCGTATTGACGCGGTCAACATCGGCGCAGCTGTGGCAACTACAGCATCTGTCCTTCAATGGTCACTTGCATTTGGCGCAACGGGCGGTACGGTTCCCTCTCTTGCTCAAGCAGAGTCGGCATCGTTCGTTACTGGCACGACTAAAGCATGGCGTCGTGTTCCGTTGGGCGTTCAATCGTGGATTGTTGGTGCCGCGATTGGCGCACCTGCCGAACAGATTAGCCTCAACTTTCAAAGTCCTGTCGTAGTCCGACCGGGTGAATGGGTTGCGTCGGTGGCTAAGTTTATTGTCGGTACGGCGACAGCTTCACAGGTTATTTGGTGTACCGTCACATTTGACGCGCACTACGTCTAATGTCTTTATTGCTGGCTAGACACGGCGAAGCACCGCCTATCCCGCCAGACCCGCCAACAGGCGGCGTTTATTACTCCGGTGGCTGGAATCCTCTTTGGCAGCAAATCAAAGACGAGCCAGAACCAAGCCAAGAAGTACAGCAAGTCGTAGAAGTCGTCGCCAAAGAAGCACTAAAAGAAGGCCCGATTAACTACGACAAGTACCTCAGACAGCAATTAGCGATTGAGGACGCCATTAGGCGCGAATTACTCGCCCGTCAAATTCAATGGCAAGACGAATTAAACGCGATGGTGATGCGTGAAATATTCAAGCGTCAAGAGGAAGAACAAGTCCTTATGATGCTATTTGAAATGTAAAGGACACAACATGCCCGGATTAAAAGACACACTCTATAACTGCGGATTCCAGCAAATTACCAGCTTGGCTGCATCGACAGCCCTCACGGTTCCCGACATTCCTGGTGGCGGTGGACGCAAGGCAACCTTTGCGCGTATCCAATGTACGGCGCAATCTGTTCGTTGGCGTGATGACGGTACGGCCCCTACTGCATCCGTAGGTATGTTGATGACCGTCGCCCCAAATGAGTTGCAGTATGACGGCGACTTGGCTGCTATTCGCTTCATTGAGGCGACAGGCGGCGCTATTTTAAACGTTTCGTACTACGCATAAGCGTGGAAACGAAAGAATTACCCAAAGAAAAAGAAGAAGAGGCCAAGAAGGACGATGGCCCGATGTTTGGCTCCCCTAACGGAGCATAAGCCACTAGCGGCTAGCTAGGATTCCCCAAAAGGAACTGTTAAATGTCTGATGTTCTAGACGGCGCACCCGCGCTCGTAGAAACCCCGGTAGCTACACCGGAACCCGTAGCGCCAACTCAGGAAACCACGGCGGCTCCTGAAGTTACAGAAACGCCGGAAGCCACTGAAAAGATGCTATCTCAATCCGAGGTAGACAAGATCGTTCAGAAACGGCTCGCAAAAGAATCTCGACGGTATGAGCGAGAGGCTAACGAACGCGCACAACTAATGGCTAGGGCATTAGCAGCCGAACGCCAATTAGAAGTGACGCAACAAAGGCCGCCGCAAGCCGCACCGGATGGGAAACCTAACCTGTCTCAGTTTCAAGATTACGAAAGCTACACCGAAGCCCTAACGGATTGGAAAACCAATCAAGCTATCGAGAAGCGTTTTGCCGACGAAAACGAAAGACGTTGGCGGCTTCAAGAACAACAGTTAAACGTCAAACGTGCTGAAGCATTGCGCCCCAAGATCGACGAGGCCATTAGCAAATATGACGATTGGGCTGAAGTTGCGACCACCTTTGCCATGCCTCAGATGATGGAAGAGGCGGTTTTGGAGTCGCCATTGGTGGCTGATGTTGCCTATTTCCTCGGACAAAACCCGAACGAAGTAGACCGCATCGCAAGGCTGTCACCAGCCGCGCAAGTTCGTGAGATTGCCAAGATTGAGACGAAGTTAAGTGCGCCCGTCACACCAACCAACGCACCACCGCCCATTAAACCTAGTGGCACGAAGGCATCTGTAAGGACGGACACCTTCAATCTGCCGTGGGATGAATTTGTCGCCAAGCGACGGAAAGAAATGGCGCGGTTGAAGTAACTTCTAAACCAAAGGAAAAACAATGAGCAATACATTAAGCACCATTGATATGGTGGCTAAAGAGGCGCTGCGTATCGCGCACGAAAAGGCCACCTTCGTGGGTACAACTACCCGCAGCTACGACGATTCTTACGCCAAAACGGGCGCAAAAATCGGCGACACACTCCGCTTGCGTAACCCTAACCAATACTCGGTAACAACCGCTTCACGAGTTATGGACGCGCAAGACCAAGAGGAAAGCACACAGTCGTTGACCGTCGCATCTCAGTACCACGTTGACATGCGCTTCAATTCGACCGAACTCGCTTTGTCGATTGACGAATTAAGCAAGCGTTACATTGAACCAGCTATGTCGGTTCTCACCTCACGTATTGACGGTGATTGTTTGTTGGCTGCAACTCAAGCCACTTACAACGTCGCTGGTACGGCTGGTACGGCAGTTGGTACGGTCACTTCCGGCTTCTCGGATACCTCGGCAATCGGTATCGCCCGCGCTCGTTTGAATCAAGGCTTGGCTCCGAAAGACTCTAACCGCTTCTTGCAGTTGGATTCTGGCACGATGGCATCCCTCACCAACGGTATCAAGCCGCTGTTTAGCCCACAAGGTACAGTGGAAGAGGCATTCCGTGAGGGTTACATCGGTAAAAATCAGATGGCTACCTTCTACGAAAACGACCGCACCTACACGCACACCGTAGGCTCGGACGTAACCGTTAACACTTCGGCCTCGGCTGCGGTGACCAACGGCGGTACGAACATCACCATGAACGGCTCAGACGGTAACATTAATAAAGGCGACGTTTTCACTGTTGCTGGCGTGTTTGCTTGCCACCCTGAGACAAAACAGTCTCTCGGCTATCTGCAGCAGTTTGTGGCTACCGCCAATTCCACTGGTGCTGTCACCGTTTCGCCTCCGACCTTCTTGTCGGGTGCGAAGCAAAACGTTTGCTCTTCGGCTGGTGCTGTGTTGGCGACAACCGACTTCAACTCCAAGTTGATGACGTTTGTGGGTACGGCTTCAACAGCTTACCGTCAAAACCTCATGTACCACAAAGAAGCGTTTGCTTTCGTTACGGCTGACTTGCCGTTGATGGATGACGCGATTAAGTGTACCCGCATGAACCAAGACGGCCTGTCCTTGCGTGTGTGGCAAGCCTCGGATATCCGCAATGATGAAATGTTGATGCGTATTGACATCTTGTGGGGCTTCCTTGCAATGCGTCCGGCATGGGCTTCGCGTATCACGAACTAATCACGGGGGCTTCGGCCCCCTTTTCTTTTTAGGAGTTATCATGGCAATTGCAACATCTTTTGAATCGTTGGGCTACAACAGCCCGGACGGTATGCAAATGGGTATCAGTGCATCCGACAAAATTGCGTTTTTTGGGACAACCCCAGTAACGCAACGCGCCGGAGCATCACAAGCAACTTCCGTTATCGGTACGGCGTCTACTACCGCCCTGTCAACCGCGCAGATGGCATATCTGATCGAAGTTGGTAACACACTACAAGCGCTTGGACTTTGGAAAGGCGCGGCTTGAGGGTTGCTATATGCAGCCCTACTAGGGATAGACCGAATCCAGCCAATTTAGCGGCTTGGGAACGGTCTGTTCCTTCTCTTGACGCGGCGGGGTGGGAACACTCCGCTGTATGGGAGATTGGTTGCCCTTATATTTCGGGGGCAAGGGCTACGGCTTTAGGGAAGTGCTTGAAATGGGGCGCTACGCATATCGTTTTTATTGATGATGATATGTCGTGGGAACCCAAAGATTTAATTACCCTTTTGGAAACAGAGGGGGATGTTGTAGCAGGAAATTACCGCTACAAAACGAACGACGAAACGCGCTTTATGGGGATTCCGTTACTCGGCCCTAATAAACGCCCGATGGTTCGTAGTGATGGCTGTGTAGAAATGCTCGCTGTTCCCGCTGGCTTTCTTCGCGTATCTCGGTTGGCAATTGCTCAGTATCTTGTGGCGTATCCTGAACTCCGTCTAGGCGATGAAGGAAACGTGGATTTGTTCAACCACGGCGCACATGAGGGCATCTGGTACGGTGAGGACTTCGCGTTTAGCCGTAGATGGCGTGAGATGGGCAAGTCTATTTGGTGTCCACCTCATCTAAACCTAGTCCACAACGGATCGAAGGGCGAGACATACGGCGGCACGTATCACGACTATCTGAGTAACTACAAGCCATGAAGATGCTACATGCGGGTTGCGGTGGTGCGCCATTGCCGGAAATGTTTTCGGCATACAAAGAATATCGGCTAGACATAGTCCCCAACGATGGTTTGGATTATGTCGCATCCATTGTGGATATGGTCGGCGTTCCGGATAACGAGTTTGATGCGCTGTTTACGTCACACACGTTAGAACACGTATATCAGTATGAAGTGGTCCCTGCTCTAAAGAGTTTTCTGCGGGTGCTGAAGCCCGGTGGCTTTGCAATTATCGTTGTCCCAAAACTTGACGGGTTATCCCCAACTGAAAATGTTTTGTACGTTTCCGAAGCGGGGCCGATCACGGCTAGGGATATGTTCTATGGGAAGATTGACCTCATAAAAGATTACCCGTACATGGCGCATAAAACAGGGTTTGTCACTGAAACCTTTACCAACGCACTAAAAGAAGCAGGTTTCGCCCAAGTCCACGTTAACGGTGAGGGTTTCGACTTGATAGGAATTGCTGTGAAAGATAAACAATGATTCTCCGAATTATTCACGACGAACACGGCGCAACCCATGTGTACGATCACACGCAGCTAAACCTGCATCTTGAGCGCGGCTGGAAAGTTGACCCTAATTCGGCTGAGAACGCTTGGTATTTCCCGAACGTAGAACCAACAAGATACGAAACCCCTAAACGCGGGCGTCCTAAGAAATAATGGCTACTTCAACTACCCTGATTGACCGCGCACTACGGATTCTCGTACAGACGAACTCGGGCGAGTCTCCGACCACGCAAGAGCGTACAGACGCGCTTGAAGCGTTAAACGCTATGCTCGAGTCGTGGCGCAATGAGCGTTTGATGTGCTACGCGATCAGGACGGAAAACCTCACGCTAGTTTCTGGTCAGTCAAGTTACACCATCGGGCCTGCGGGAAACCTCGTAACCACTCGTCCGGTTGAGATTCTCTCCGCGTATGTGCTGAACAATAATTATTCGTATGACGTGCGGATGATTAACGAGTTTGAATATGCCGCGATTTGTGCAAAAACTTCGTCATCAACTTGGCCTGAGTTTGCCTACTATCAGCCCTCGATGCCAACGGGAACACTGTTTGTTTACCCCGTTCCTACGTCCGGTTCCACGCTTGTTCTGTTGACCCGTACGCCTGTTTTGGCCTTATCGCTAGGTGAAACGATTGATTTGCCGCCTGGTTGGAAAGATGCAATTGCTTATAACCTTGCTATCCGTTTAGCCCCTGAATATCAGGCTCCCTTGTCATCTGAGATTGTCGGCATCGCAAGAGAGACAAAGAACAACATCAAGCGCATGAACTCCACCACGATCAAGGCTTACACCGAATTGCCTATTTTGGTTGGACAGTACCGCTCTAACATCATCACTGACGAGCCATGAGAATCCCATTAGCAGCGTCAATCCAATCTGAAGACGGCACGTTAAGCAAAGGTAGCCGCGTCCAGAATGGATTAGTAGAAGTTGCGGGTGAGTTATCGATGGTTCGTAAGCGTCCGGGCTTGGCGATTGGTTCGCTAATTCGGGTGGGAACCGCGCAGTTGTTGTATTGGTGGTCGGGCGTACTTAATAGCGTGATTGGGGACTATTTTAATCAGGGGCTGCAACCAACAACATACCCCGCGCTAACGCTGGACCCAACGAACAAAGGGTTTTATCAAACCGTAAGCGGCGGTAATCTGACGTTCTCTAACTCTGGCAGCCCAAATCAAGGGTACGTCAGAAGCACGGCGGCAGTTTCCAGTGGAACTTGGTTTTTTGAAGTATTAAACAACGCATCCACGCCGACAGGCATGGCTTTGGGGATGGTTAACGCCTCACAGACTCCGTTTGAAACGGAAATAGGAGCAACCGCAAATAGCATTGGCTATGCCCGTGACGGCACAATCAAAAAGGGCGGCGCAACGCTTACGACGGTTGCAACCTATACAACATCTGACCATATCGGCATCTATTACAGCGCCACAGCAGGAACGATTAGGTTCTACAAAAACGGCACACTGGTTTACACTGCATCTGGTGCAAACGTACCAACAGGCGCTTTATTTGCGGCGGGCAGCTTCCCGAACGCCTCGGGCACGGGCGCTACTTTTAATTTCGGGGCAACAGCTTTTACTTATCCCGTTATTGACTCGTCTACCAACCTCTCCCCAACTAACGCGGGTTTACAGTTCACCGCGCAAGACTCAGGCAGCAACGCGGCTTCGTCGTTGTTGATGATTAAGAACGCATCACAAGCATGGACAGTTACTCCTGCGGGTGTAGTGACACAAATTACCGATGTTGACTATCCGGGGACCTACACGGTCACGGCGACAAGTCTAACTAGGTCTAGTACGGTGGCAACGGTCACAACCCCGACAGATACCAATTTCCAAGTTGGCTCAACGGTCACGATAGCGGGTGCGACTCCTTCGGCATATAACGGCCCTCAGACGGTTACAAGTGTTTCGCCTTCGTCAACCGTTCCAAGTAAACGTGTGCAAATCAATATTACACGCTCAGGAACGACAGCAACCGCAACAACGGTATCAGAACCGCACAGCTTTAAGACGGGCGATGTTGTGCCGATTACAGGCGCAGCACAAGCTGAGTACAACGGTAGCTTTACCGTCACCTACATTAGCGCGACACAGTTTAGCTTTACGGTTACGACAAGCAATAACACCACAACATCAACGGCGGTAGGCTCGATTACAAGTCCCGCAACCGGTTCTCCCGTTCTTATCAATGACGCATACGGCGCGACGTTTAGCAATGGAACGGGTTCTGCTACGGTTGGTCAAATAACACCCGTTATCTTTTATGGCTTGTATCCGATAGGTTCTAGCATTTTAGTTCAAGTTCCAAATTTTCCATCTTTAAACGGAACTTATACAGTTGGCGTTTCATCCGGTTTGTTTGGTTACGCTGTAACTATTTCTTATCCGTCAGGGCTTCCATTTGTTTGGAATGCTCTGATTCAGTTAGTTGCGCCTACTATAACTAGCATTACCTCGGCTAATGGCATTGCAACAGTAACAACAGGAACCGCACACGGCTTGATAACTGGCGCAAAGGTAACTATCACGGGCGCAACTCAAGCCGACTACAACGGAACATTTACTGCCTATGTTAAAAGTTCAACAACTTTTGAATATGGAGTACCACTAGCACAAACCACAACCACAACGACAACTAGCCCCGCAACCCCAGCAACAGGCACTATTTTCGCAGGAACACCGGGAAGCGCTACAGGCGCATCGTTTACCTTCACCATCGCCGGAAGCCCAACAACACCCGCGACGGGAACAATAACCGCCTCAGGTGGCAGAAACACAGTCCCCGGCATTGCGTACATTAACGGCTACTTTTGCGTGATGGATGTGAACGGCGTTATCTACAATTCTGCGGAAGATAACCCCGCAAGCTGGACAGCGTTGGAGTACACAACAGCGCAAGCGGAAAACGGCGCGGGCAAGGCAATAGCGAAGTCGCTGAATTACCTTGTAGCCTTCAAAGAATGGTCTACGGAGTTTTTCTACGACGCAAAGAATCCGCCGCCCGGCTCCCCGTTCTCTCCTGTTGATAACGGCTTCACGCAAATCGGCTGCGCGTCTGGTGACTCGTTGGCAGAGGTAGACGGTTCGTTAATGTGGATTGCACAGGTACGGCAGCGCGGTAGGTCTGTGTATGCGATGCGGGGAACGGAACAGCAAAAAGTATCAACACCAGATGTTGAAAGAATCATCAACCTCTCTACGCTGGCGTCCGTATTTGCGTATGGGTTGAAAGTGGATGGTCACACGCTATACGTTTTGACGTTGGTTGACTTGAACATAACGCTAGTCTATGACGCACAAAGTCAAACGTGGGTGCAATGGTCAACACTCACGGCGGGTTCGTCTAAGTCGGTATCAAGCATCACGCGAAGCGGCACAACGGCGACGGTCACGACGTCAACCGCGCACACGTTAAGCGATGGTGACGCGGTAACGATAGCAGGGGCTTCACAGTCGGACTACAACGGCACATTCCAGATTAGCTACGTTAGCACCACGGTATTTACAATCGAAGTGGCGAATAGTCCGGTAACACCAGCGACGGGAACAATTACCGCGCTACCGTACACAGAAACCTATTTTAAGTTGACCAAGTACGCGAACGCGGGGGGTACAAATACCTTCCTGCATGAATCAACGGGCACGACCTCGACCATGAGCAGTTCTGTTTATCAGGACAACTCCGCGCCGATTAACTTCACCATGCGGACAGATAGGCTAGACGGTGGAAGCCTTAGACGTAAACAACTCGGAGAACTCTGCTTAGTCGGTGACGCTACTGGCGATACGGTAATGATTCGGTTTAGCGATGATGACTACGCGACTAACTCGATTTACCGCAGATTAAGCATCGCCACGGACAGACCCGCACTTCGTAGGCTTGGATCCTTCCGGCGTAGATCATTTGAAGTTAAGCACATTGGCAACACCGCACCACGGCTAGAAGCCTTAGAGATTGGAGAATAAATGAACTCACTACAGCGTTATATAGATATGTTTAACAACAGCGGCCAACGTCAGTATTTGGCTGGTCAACGATATGCTGGCGGCATTGGCCGAAACATGGGCGCAGAGGAAATTGACTTCGCCAACCGTCAACGCATGATTGATATGACGGCAGACGAAAAACTAGCGCAGATTGAAGCGATTAGGGCGCAAAATCAAGGCGCAACCGCTAATACCGACCTTGCAAGGCTTCGCGGTCAATACGAAGGGCGCGACCTAGACGCCCGCATTGCAAACACCGCACGAATGACCGACTTTTACGGCCAGAATCAAGACGCCACGAACACGCGGGCGAACCGTGAACTAGATTTGCGTGGCCTAGATCAAGCCGCCCGTAATGCCCTAGCAGACCGCTATGCTGGTTACTTCGGGCAAGATCAGAACGCCCGTAACGAAGATATGCGCCGTAGAACTGACTTTTACGGTGAAAATCAAACCGCGCAAAACGCAATGGCTAGTCGTGGGCTAGACGCGGGTATTGCTGACACCGCAAGGCGTACAGACTTCTTTGGTGAAGATATGCGGGCAAGAAACGCGGATATGGGACGCCGCACTGACTTCTTTGGTGAAGATATGCGGGCAAGAAACGCGGATATGGGACGCCGGACTGACTTCTACGGTGAAGATATGCGGGCGCGTAACGCGGATATGGGACGCCGGACTGACTTCTACGGTGAAGATATGCGGGCAAGAAACGCTGACATCGGACGCAGAACGGACATCTACGGCAGGGATATGGACTCACGCATCGCTACCCGCGCAGAAGTCGCAAGAGGCTTTACCCAACCGCCTCCTGATTTCTTTGGCAACGCTCTTGCGAGGTATGTACGATGAACTTCTACGAATCTCCAGATTACAAGTTCGCCCTAGAGCAAGGGTTAAGCGCAACCGCTCGCAGTAATTCAGCGCAACGTGGAAGTGGTAACGCCCTAGCAGCTTTGATGCAATACGGCTCAGGTCTTGCTTCGCAGAACTACAACACATTTGCAGACCGCAACCTACGCGCAAAAGGTCAAGACCAACAATTTCAGCTTGGCATGGGACAGAACGACATTGCCCGCACTCGTAACCAAAACGATTTATTGTTAGGCAACCGCAACGCGGACACCGCACAACAGCGCAACCTGTTCGATTACGACATTGGAAACCAGCAAGCCGCGAACACCCGCCAACGCAACGAATATGATTACTCAATGGGAAGAGCGCGTAACGCTACCGACCAGTACCAAGCTGAAACCGGACGGGGCAATGCGTTAGCTGATGCCTATTTCCGTAATCGTGGGCAATCGCTAGACTTTTATCGGGGGCTGTAGCATGGTAAATAACGGCTATATGCGCGACCTGTTCAACAAGAACGGCATTGATGATTATGGCGCGTTAAACATTCTACGTAGTCAAGGCGGCGGCGCAAGGTATCTTGCGGACGAAGTAACGATGGGAGATTTACCGCTAAAATCGGTGAATACTAGGGGGCGCAATAAACTACGCGAACTCTACGACGCCGGATTGATTACTGACGCGGAATTATCTGCTTCGCCTCTTGGTGTTGTAAGTGGTTTTGCTGAGTCACGCCAAGCGCCCGTGGATGATTTTAAAGTTGACCCAAGTAAAGAGGGCTTTGGGGCGCTATACGACGAAAAAGCCGGAAAGTTTCGCTCTGGTGGGTATATCCGCGATGAGTCAACCGGACAAGTAACGACTTTTGCAAGCCCTGAGAGACAACGGCCTAGAGGTGTGCGGACGTTCGGAGTGGACTTACAAGCGGGCGCAATTAAGGACTTAGGTGCGGCTCCTATCGACGGCGATCCTGTTGACTATTCCTTTGGCGACGGTGGCAGACAAGGCGTAAAGAAAGTAATGGTTCCCGGCCTCGGCGAAGGCGTGATGGGGAAAGACGGCTTTGTATACGGTCGGGATAACGCTGGAAACCCTATCTGGCGGGCGCAAGCGTTTAGCCAACAGCAGGAAATGGCTAACTACGATCAGGATTTGAAGCGGCAGAAGTTGATAGCCGAAACGCAGAACCTTCGCACTGGTGGGCCGCAAAAGCCCGTGTACGATTCTGAGCGCGGCGCATGGATTCATCCTGATGGATATGTACGGCAGGTGCAGGGCTTGCCTCAGACACAAAAACAGATTGATGCGGGGATTCAGGCTGACAAGTCGATGCAATCCGGCGAAATGATGCTAGGCAAAATTCGCGGCATGGTTGGTGAGCGCGATGCTGAAGGTAATTTGATTGGTGATTCACAAGCGCATCCGGGCTTTGAAACGTCCGTAGGCATGGGATTGGGCGGGATTACAAAATACATTCCCGGCACTGACGCGGCTAACTTCCGCGCTCGTTATGACGAGATTAAAGGCGCGGCTTTCTTGCAAGCCTTTGAACAGTTAAAAGGCGGCGGCGCAATTACTGAAGTTGAAGGCAAAAAAGCAACCGATGCTATTACCCGTATGAATATGTCGCAATCGGAAAAAGAGTTTGTTACGGCTGCAAAAGAATTTGAGAACGTAGTAAAAACGGCAATGAGCAACGCGCAACGGTCTAAGGGCGGTCAAGCTGCACAAGCAGGCGGGATGCGTTTTGGTGGATTGCCTAATGCTGCTGGATTTCGTGGGAAGCGCATTCGTGATGATTCAACGGGGCGCATTTTGGTGTCTGACGGCAATCAATGGGTTCCGCAATAATGGGCTACACACTTCTTGATGACGCACCATCTAGCAGCGGCTTTACGTTGCTTGATGACCCGAAACCGACGCCTATGAAAACAGGGCGCGAGGGGTTTAAGGACATTCTTAAGAAAGAACTAGAGAACGCTAACCCATTCACTCGTAACCTTGCTGGTGCGGGTACTGCACTTTCCAATCTCTACGAAGGCGCAAAACAATTTGTAGGCGCTGGCGATCAGAACCGCATTGAGGAAAACAAGATAATCGAACAAGCGGCACCCGTTGGCGCGTTTCTCGGTAACGCTGCGCTTACTGCCGTTCCCTTTGCTGCTGTTGGCAATAGCCTAAAGGCGGCGGGTGCGGTGGGCGCTGGATTTGGTGCGCTAAACCCCGTTGAAGGCGAACAGACGCTAGGCAACATCGTGCAAGGCAAGCTGCAAAACGCGGCTATTGGCGGTGCGCTAGGCGCGGGTGGTCAAGCCTTAGCTAACAAGGCGGGCAACTACTTTGCGGGCAAGATTGCACAACGGGCAGATGAGGCGATAGCAAGAGCGCCAATCGATAAAACGCTACAAGATGCCGTTGATATGGGATTGGTTGCGCCACCATCGGCGGTTAAGCCGACTTGGTTTAATCAAACTAGAGACAGCATCGGCGGCAAAAATTTAACAGCGCAAGAGTTTTCTAACAAGAACGCCGAGACGGTTGATGCGGCAATTCGCAAGGTCGCTGGATTGGCGGACAACACGCCAATTACGGGCGATGCTATGAAGTCTGTCCGCACCGCCGCATTTAATCGCGGCTATGCCCCGCTTCAGCAGTTGGGCGAAGTTCCCGTTGATTCCAAAACAATTCAGGCGCTAGATGACATTGCCAAGAAATACACGGGCGCTGCCGAATCATTCCCCGACGCAATCAGTTCGGAAATCCCCGCGCTAACGGCTGCTTTTAAAGTTCCAAAGTTTGACGCGGCACAAGGCTTGCAAGCTATTCAAATCCTTAATGACAACGCAACTAAAGCATTTAAGGCTGGCGATGCTTCGCTAGGCAAGGCTAACAAGAAAATTGCCACCGCATTGGAAGACCAACTAGAGCGCCGTCTAGAGTCTGCCGGACAAGATGGCGCAATGATGCTGAAGCAGTACCGCGACTCTCGCAAGCTAATGGCTAAAGCCTTTACTATCGAAGACGCAATCATCGAAGGCGGCGGCACGATTGACGCCCGCAAGCTGGCAAGCATCGCGCAAAACAAACCTGGAAGACTGACCGACGAATTAGCCGTTATCGGGAACTTTGCAAACAACTTCCCAAGCGCAATGCAGCCAGCAAAGAAGATTCAGGGGCCGGGAGTATCTGCGCTAAACCTGATGGCAAGCGGCGGCTATGGAACGGCTGGCGGCTTTATAGGTGGCCCTGCTGGCGCTGCTATTGGCATGGCGTACCCGTTTATTGCTAGGCCACTTGCTAGACAGTCGGCAATGTCACGCGGTACGCAAAACGCACTAGCACAACGGATGCTAGGACTGTCTGCGCCGGAGGCGAGCGTTAACGCACTCGCTCGCTATCTTCCCGTTGGCGGCACTGTATTGGGACTTGAAGCGTTCGGTCAGTAGCTGACGTTTTAACCAACCATCTGGCATATATCGGGCAATCGCTAGGCGAATGGCTAGACCGATCACGCCAAACAGAATCAGCGCAAATAGCGGCCCGAAAAAGATACCCAAGTAACTCATAGGCTAAGTATATGGCAAATATCCAACCGCCGCCGTCAGTCAAAGACGTGGCGAACTTTGATCGATGGTTACGAATATTTGTTGCCATTCCTGTCAATGGCGCAGACGCCGAAACAACGACCGCAGATCACACACTATTGCAAAACCTGAATAGTTCCAGCTATACCCATTTAACGGCTAGTCAGGCGCAAGGGTTGACCAGTAACGCCGATACCGTTCTACATTTTCATTCGTCTGACCGTGATAGAGCAAACCACACGGGAACACAGACTAGCGACACAATCTCAGATTTTGCTTCAGCGGTACAGGCATCTTCCACCAACAACGCCGGATTCTATCTGGCATTTGCAGCGGCTCAAGGATGATTCGACTAGACAACACAACACGGACGTTGCAAGCCCTACTATCAGGCTCCGTCACGACCAACCAGCTAAACACAACAACGTCTTATTCTGACGCGACCTCTAGCACCTTCACGGGGGCTACGACTGTCATCAACACGAATAACACGACGGCGGTAACACTAGCTGCGGCTCCGTTTGCCGGAATCGTTCGCACCATTGATTCGGTGAACGTGTTCAACGCCGACACGGTAAGTCAGACGGTCACGGTTCGCTATAACGATAACGGCACGTTCTACCCGCTAATTAGGACTACGTTGTTGACGGGTGAAACGCTGATTTATACCCACGGTTCAGGGTGGGCGGCAATTGATGCAAACGGGAATCGGAAAGAAGTCACGGCATCTGTTTTTTCGTCTTTGACTGTTACAGGTTCAGCAACCTTTAGCACTGGTGCGTTTTCCTCAACAATCACATTAGGCGGCAACGCAGTTATTACTGGTGCTGACGGGGCAAACATTCTCGCGCTAAAG